TGTTTGAAGTCACTGCAACTGTGTCGTATTGGAAAGATGGCGCTGAGACCCGCGCCCCTTACATCCGCCAATGGAGCGGCATCGCTAAGGAACACGTCGTTGATCAACTCGAAGCACGTTGGATCAGGGCGCTCGGCAAACTCAATGGTCTGTCCAGCGACGTGATCCATGGCAACGCACCGGAGCCGGAAACGACGAACCCGGTCGAGATGCGTATGGACTTGCTCATCACGGAAGACGGCGAAAAGTGGTGCCGTACGTCGATGGAGTGGCCCAAGATGGGCATTGAGCAGCAGGAAGCACTGCTGGGAATCTTCAACGGCGAGCTTTCGGGCCTGTCCGTCGAGGTCAAGTCCAAGGAAAGCAAGGGCAAGACCAAAGGCAAGAAGTGAATCTCTGGTTCCGACGCAAACGCGCCTACTGGATGGGCTTCATGGAGGGCCGGTACGGCCTCCTTTCGAAGCTCATCCGCCTCAGCGCTGAAAGGAAACGCCATGAAGCTAGTTGACGACTGGAAGAAGATGTATCGCTGGTTCAGTGTGCAGGCGATGTCTCTTGCCGCTGCAGTTCAGGGTACGTGGATACTCCTGCCCGCAGACCTCAGAACTGCGTTGGGAACGACCGCAGTTGCCTCGGTCTCCATCGGACTGCTGCTGTTCGGCATCTTCGGCCGCGTAGTGGCCCAGCCCAAGACGGAAACTCCGAAATCGCCGCCATGAAGTTTCTGTTCGACCGGATGGAGCACATCACCGCAGGGGCCGGTGTGGCTCTGTGCGTGGTGATCGGGCTGTATATGCTGCACGTGACGAACCCACCAGCGTGGGCAGTGCTTGTGACAGGGTTGGTTGGAGCCGTAGAAGAACTCTGGTTCTGGAATCGTGACCGCATCGCACTCAAGCAGGGACTTCCGCCTGTTCACTACGCAGGAATCATGAACTTTGCGGCAACTCTGGGCGGCGGATTGGCCGTCGCGCTCTTCACCATGTTCTTCATATGAACCTGCGCGAACAACTCATCGAATTTGAGGGTACGAGGCTTCACGCCTACCCCGATCCCCTCACCGGTGGCGAGCCGTGGACAATTGGACGTGGCCATTGCGGCCCCGAAGTCTGTCCGGGGCTGATCTGGTCGATGGAAGAGGTCGAATCGGCCTTCGACGCGGACATTGCCGAGAAAACAGCGCAGTGCGAAGCGGCATTTCCGTGGTTTTCAGCCCTGAACGAGCCCCGGCAGGCGGTGATCGTCGGAATGTGCTTCCAGATGGGACTGGATCGGCTGAAGAACTTCGTGAATACGCTGGCCATGGTGCAGGCGGGGGAATATGATCGCGCTGCCGACGGAATGCGCAACAGTCGGTGGGCTCATCAAACGCCGATACGGGCTGTCAAGCTCGCGCGACAGATGGAAACTGGGCAATGGGCTTCTTAGGTGGGTATCTCTGGCTTGGAATCGGCGCTGCCTTCCTCGCGCTGACGGTCGCACTTGGAGTTCAGACGAAACGGGTCGAGTGGGCCAAGGAGGAGACGACGAAAGTCGAAAATGCCTGGGCAGCGGCGCGCGAAGCGGCTACCGCAGCAGTCCTGAAGGCCGAGACTGAGGCTAGAACGGAAGAACAGCGGCGAGTTGCGGTGCAGAAGGAGATCAGCGATGCGTACGAAAAGAACATGGCTGATGCGCGGGCTGACGCCGCTGCTGCTTCTACTGCTTCTGACAAGTTGCAGCAGCGTGTCGCCACCCTTATTGCCGCCTCCCGTCAAACCTCCTGCAATCCCACCGTTATCGACAAACGCACGCCAGCCGAAAGCATCACCCGAGTGCTTGCCGACGTGCAGCGCCGGACTGACGAGGCTGCGGGGAGAATGGCTGCAGTTGCTGACGACCGTGGGGCCGCCGGAGCGGCCTGCGTCAGTGCCTACGACTCACTGAGTTTATCCACGCGGACAACCGCACAACCCTGAAGGAAAGTGAAATGGCAACCTCGACCAACCAGACCTACAACACGGATGTCTACGGCGTCGTTCGTAGGATCAACCGCTTCATCATCGAAATCGTGAAGAGCCAGTCGTCGGGCACGAGCCAGACGATCAGCTTCGACGTGGTGCGCGCTCGTACCTACATCCAGGCTGTGCGCTCGTACGTGCTGTGGGTGTGCAGCATTCCGATGCTGGACTTGCCCGAGACCGGCCCGACTCCGGTCGATCTGCCCACGCCGCCGGTGATTCCGCTGTTCGAGAACGAAAGCCTGTTCGATCTGGCAACGCTGTTCAGTCTTGCTCGCGACGAAATCGCGAACAGCCAGTCGAGCCGTCTGTCGTCGAACCTGATTCCGTTCGACCGCATGCGCCTGGAAGCGATTTTGGACAAGGCCGATGGCTTCCTGAACAGCTACGTGACCGTGGTCGATCCGCTCGACCAGCCAGAGACTAGCCCGATGACGCCAATTACCGGGACAGGCGCTCGCGGCGTCTGAGTAGTCAGTGAGCGACGAGTTCGATGAGACCGGGGTCACGAACGACCCCGGTCTCATTTGCATGGTCGGGGATCATCCCCAATGTGGACGGGCGTGCCTGCCGATCACGGAATACACACCCCTCGTCGAACTGATCCAACGACTGACAGCGAAACTGGCAGCAATCCATGCGCTCTCTACTGTTGAAGGGACAGGAGGATGACTTCGACCCCGAAGCGCCGCTCGTCGGGACGGACGGGCTCCTCTACGAAAACTTCATCGCGCGGCTCCAAGATCGCCCGGTCAACGACTGGCGGTGTCGCTACTTCGAAGTGTGTCGCATCCTCGGCTACAGCGAAGAACGCGCCATTGTCAACCTCATTGCCATCGGAAACGCTCCCGACCGAGTCGAATACTGGAGCAAGTCCTTCAGTTCACCCGCAATTGGTTCTCCAGCAGGAATTGGCAGTCCGCGTACTTGCCAAGCGACGCCTCATTCCGTTTATCCAGCGAATCACGCCAAAGTACGACGCAGGATGGGTGCATAAGGACATCGCGCGCCGTCTTGAACGATTCAGCGACGAAGTAGCGAAGGGCATGAGTCCTCGACTCATGCTCCTGATGCCGCCGCGCCATGGAAAGAGCGAACTGGCCTCGCGAATGTTCCCGGCGTGGCATCTCGGACGTCATCCAGATCACGAAATCATCGCCGTCTCGTACAACGTCGGTCTGGCGCTGACTTTCAGCCGTAAGGTCAAGGAAGTCATCGACGACCCGAGTTACCAGAGCATTTTCTCGACGCGACTGAACCCGAATCACCAAGCAGCGGAAGAATGGTCGCTCGAAACACCGGCGCGTGGCGGCTACGTCGCGGCCGGTGTCGGCGGCGGTATCACCGGCAAGGGCGCGCACGTCCTGATCATCGACGACCCGGTCAAGAACGCCGAAGAAGCGGACAGCCTCGACGTTCGGGAAAAATGCTGGGACTGGTACGGCTCGACTGCCTACACCCGTCTCGCGCCCGGTGGTGGCGTGCTGATCATCGAAACTTGGTGGAATGACGACGATCTTGCGGGTCGCGTGCAGGCCGCAGCAGCGGCGGATTCCGACAAGGATCAGTTCGAAGTCGTGAAGTACCCGGCCATCGCCGAGCACGATGAGTGGAACGATCCGCTCACCGACGAGATCATCCGGCTCGACGGCGTGGACGAGACTCCGCACGGGTACACGCTGCTTCGTCGCAAGGGCGAAGCGCTGCATCCGGCGCGCTTCGACATCATCAAGCTCGAACGGATCAAGAAAACGCTGCAGCCCCGGCACTGGTCGGCGCTGTATCAGCAGAATCCGGTTCCCGATGATGGTGACTACTTCCTCAAGGATCAGTTTCGACGGTCGGAACTACCCGATCTGAAGCGCTGCTTCGTGTATATCGCGTGGGATTTCGCGATCAGCATCAAGAAACAGAACGACTGGACAGTCGGAACTGTGTGCTTGCAGGATGCAGATGATGTGCTTCACGTCGCGGAAGTTGTGAGATTCAAGTCCAATGATTCACTCTTCATCGTAGAATCCATCTTGAATCTGAGCGCTAGGTGGAGTAGAACCGGACAGATTCTTGGGTTTGAAGACGGTCAGATTTACCGTGCGCTCGAAGTCCTGCTGAAGAAACGGATGCGTGAACGCAAAATGTACCCCGCCACTGAAGTGCTGAAGCCGACGACTGACAAACTTGTCCGGGCGCGCGCTCTTCAAGGACGCATGCAGCAGGGCATGGTGAGTTTCTCCGCTGCAGCAGACTGGTACGACACGGTCAGGATGGAAATGCTTCGTTTCCCGGCCGGACTGCACGACGACTGCGTCGACTCGCTGGCTTGGGCCGCGCAGTTAGCACTCGGTCGCGAACCCCCAGCCAAGGAACAAGTCAGAAAAATGCCGTCGTGGAAGGACAGGATCCACGGCCACGGCACCGGTGAACTCTCACATATGGCGGCATGACATGACACCCATCGAATTCTCGGCTTGGCTCAATGGCATCAACGCGGGCCTGTGCGGCGCGCTTCCGCACCGGGCAATCTGGGCCATGGTCATGCAGGAAGCTGCGAAGCTCGCATCGCCGCCAGGGATGATGCTCCCCACGCGAGCGGGGCAAGTGGAACACGTTCAAGATTCGTGGTGGGACAGAAATCTCAACCCTAGTTCCACATCGGTGCCTTCATCCCTCCAGACGCCGTGGACTGTGACCTGTGATGCGAAGGGGCATTCAAGTCTTACCCAAGGAGCCCACAAATGAAAGACGCCCCATGCGCTGAACTCGTCGCGCGTTGCTTCGACGCACGCACCACGATGCACCTCGCTCACCTACAGAGCCGTTCGTACTCCGAACACATGGCGCTTGGTGATTTCTACGACGACATCGCGACGGCTGCAGACGCCTTCATCGAATGCCACATGGGCATTGAAGGGATGCTGACCGGCTACCCGTCAATTTCCCCCGATACGAGCGCCAAGCCGCTCGAATATCTGCCCAAACTCCATGACTGGATCATGAAGCACCACGATCTATGTGCCGACGGCAATACGGAACTGGGCAACCTCATCGACGAGATCCTCGCCGTGATCGACCGCACGTACTACAAGCTGAAGTTCCTGAAATGAAGTGAGGTCACACCATGCCCGTCAACTCTAAGCTCGCGAACCACATATGGAAGCGCTATAGCTGGTGCCGCGACAACGGGCACAACCGCTACATCGTCAAGGCCGATCTGTGTGAACGGCACTTTGCCGGTGATCAGTGGGACATCACCGACAAGGCGCAGCTAACACTGGTTCGCCGACCGGCACTGACGATCAACAAGATCCTCGGCACGGTGGGCAATGTGCTTGGCGAGCAGATCGGAAATCGCTCGGAGATCAGCTTCCGACCGCGCAATGGATCGAAGGCGGCTACGGCCGACGTGCTGAACAAGGTGTTCAAGCAAATCAGCGACCAGAACATGCTCGACTGGAAGCGCAGCGATATGTTCTCGGACGGCGTCATCACGAGCCGGGGCTACATCGATATCCGACTCGATTTCAACGACCAGATGCAGGGTGAAGTTCGCTACGAGACCCTCAATCCGAAGAACGTCATCGTCGATCCGGACGCTGACCAGTACGACCCCGACACGTGGTCGGAAGTGTTCGTCTCGAAGTGGGTTACCGCCGACGACATCGCGGTGCTTTACAACCGAGATGATGCCGAGTACCTGCGCAACCGTGAGCAGAGTTACTTCCCGTACGGCTACGATTCAATCGAGACGGTTCGCGACCGCTTCGGTTCTCGTACCAATCCAGCCTATGCCAATGGCCACGACGATTCGAATGTCCTACGCAACATTCGCCTGATCGAGCGGCAGTACCGCGTGCTGGATCGCCAGAAGCACTTCGTCGAGGCCGAAACCGGTGACATGCGCCCGATTCCGGAAGAGTTCACGCGCGACCGCATTGCGTTCTTCGTAGAGAAATTCGGCTTCAAGGTGGTTCCGAAGCTCGTGCGCCGCATCAAGTGGACGGTGATTGCCGACCATGTGGTGCTGCATGACGACTGGAGTCCGTACAAGCACTTCACACCGGTGCCGTATTTTCCGCACTTCCGCCGTGGCACGACCATTGGTCTGGTCGAGAACCTCACCGGTCCGCAGGAGTTACTGAACAAGGTCACGAGCCAGGAACTTCACGTCCTGAATACAACGGCGAATTCTGGCTGGAAGGTCAAGGCCGGTACGTTGCTCAATATGACGATGGAAGAACTTGAGCAACGCGGTGCTCAGACTGGTCTCGTCGTCGAAGTAACTGACATCGAGGGCATGGAGAAGATCCAACCGAATGCCACACCGCAGGGTCTGGACCGGATGAGCTTCAAGGCCGAGGAATCGATCAAGTCGATCTCTGGTGTCTCGGATTCGATGCAGGGGTTCGACCGAGAAGACGTCGCGGCCAAGGCAATTCAAGAGAAAAAGAGGTCAGGCTCGACGAATCTCGTCAAGCCACTCGACAATCTTTCCCGCAGCGATTACTTCATTGCTCGAAACACTCTTGACCTGATTCAGGAATTCTATACCGAGCCGCGCATCCTGACGATCACGACTGATCACATGACTGGAGCGACCGAAGATGTGCCGATCAATCAGGTCGATCCGGCCACCGGAGAAATCACGAACGACCTGATGCTCGGTGAATACGGTGTCGTGATCACGTCTGTGCCGCACAAGGAGACGATGGAAGACAGTCAGTTTGACCAAGCCGTTGCGCTGCGCGAACTCGGCGTGAAGATTCCAGATGCGGTACTGATCAAGTCGAGTCGTCTGATCGACAAGGCGGACATTCTCAACCAGATGACCGCAGAGTCGAACTCGGAAGAGGCACAGCGTCAGCGGCAGACTGTTCAAGCGCAGGCCGAAGCCGATGTGCAGAAGACGTCGGCTGAAGCAACGGCCAAGCACGCCGATGCTGGGCTCAAGCAGGCCAAGACGCAGGAAACGATGGCCAAGACGCAGACCGAGTTGCGCGGCGAGCCCGGTGACGACGGCACTGAAAGCGCAGTCAAGGTCGCTGAGGCGAATCACGGTATTGACCTGAAAGAACGGCAGTTCGACCATCAGAAGCAGATGGACTACGCCGGACTTCGTATGAAGCGCGATGATCAGGATATGAAGCACATACAGGCAGCACAAGCTGCTGCGGATGAGCGAGTTCTCAAGCGCCAGCAGGCTGCACAAAAGGCGGCTCAAGGGCAGGTTTCATTCACCCAACCGTAGGAGATTGTCATGGCTGTCCTGAAAGCAAAAGCCCGCGCTGCTCTGCCGAAGTCGACTTTCGGCATCCCGAGTACGCGCTCGTACCCGATGCCCGACAAGGCTCATGCAGCGAACGCGAAGGCGCGTGCTACGCAGATGGTCAGTGCAGGGAAGCTCTCCCCCAGCACGGCCAGTCACATCAAGGCGAAAGCCAATCGAATTCTCAGCAAGTAATCAACCAACCCTGAGTCAACCGGAGAGAATCGATGAGTAAGCTACTGAGTACCCTGCTGCACTACTACATGCCCGGCATCGTGGATGGTGATGGCGGTGGTGATACAGCCACCGTAGATCGAGGTGACGACTTCGTTCCCACCGGCCCAGATACGCCTACGCCAGACACACCGGCTGCGCCGGATGCTGCCGCTGCCGAAGCACTGGAAGCCGAACTCGCTGAGAAGGAAGCTGCCAAGGTGGATCCAAAGGCAGATGCCGGGCTGAAAGAGGCTGTGAAGGGCGAGAGTGATCCGGATGAACCCAAGACCAAGTCCAAGGACTCTCGCATTCCGGCATCACGCCACAAGGAAATTCTTGACAAGGAACGCGCACGCCGTGAAGCGGTCGAGGCGAAACTGGCGCAGTACGAGCAGGGCGGCAAGATCGCCGATCTCGGTGCGGAGATCACCGCCGCTGAGGACAGTCTTGTCACGCTCGAAGCAAAATACGCTCAGCAGCTTACCGACGGAGAAACCAAGGAAGCCGCTGCGACGATGACGCAGATTCGTCGTACCGAACGGGCAATCAACGAGCGCGCAGCCGCAACTCGTGAAGCCGTTGCAACTGCGCGTGCGGTGGAACAGGTTCGCTACGACACTACCGTCGAGCGACTGGAAACACAGTTCCCTATGCTCAACGTCGACCACGAAGACTTCGATGCTGGGAAGACCGGCGAAGTGCTAGAACTGAAAGAGGCGTATCAGATGAAGGGGTACACCCCGAGCGCTGCATTGCAGAAGGCAGTGAAGCTGATCATGCCGCCCGAAACGAAGGGGCAAGAAAAGGCGCTGGAGACAGAAGCTCGCGTCGATCCAAAGGAAGTCGAGAAGGCACGCAAGGCGGCAGCCGTAGCGAAGACAGCCGATGCCTTGGGTAAGACACCGGCGAGTACTACCAGAGTCGGTGCCAACAGCGACGCGGCGGGCGGCGGTGCGATGACTGCTGCCGACGCGCTGAAGATGCCGTACAACGATTTCATCAAACTCGATGAAAACACGCTCGCGAAGATGCGTGGTGACGTGGTCTGACCTTCAACCTAACGGAGTCTTTGATGCACAACCTTACTTCCCCCCGTCCCGATACAGACGAGACCATCGAGAGCCTGATCGTTGCCAAGGGGCTCACTGCCCCGCGCATCACATTAGCCGATATCGATGCCACTTGCCGTGGTGAGATGTTCCACGTCTTCCCCGGTTCGATGCTCACGGTGTGCTGTCTCACGCTGCGCAACGGGTTTACAGTCACGGGCGAATCAGCTTGTGCCAGTCCGGAGAACTTCGATGCCGAGATCGGGCGTAAGATCGCTCGCGAAAACGCCAGACAGAAAGTCTGGGCGCTCGAAGGTTATCTGCTCAAAGAGCAACTGTATCGATCCACTTGAAGGGAATTCACCATGGCCGCTGAAGCATCAAATTTCCAGTTCGTCATCGACGAAACCACCGGTGCAATCATCGGCATCAAGGCCGGTGGCGCAACCGTGACTTTCGCCGAAGTCGCGATGGCCCTTACCAACCCCATGACAGCAGCAGGCGACTTGATCGTCGGCGGTTCGTCTGGCACTCCGGATGTACTGGCCAAGGGCACGAACGGCAAAGCTCTGAAGATGGTCGCAGGCGCGCCTGCATGGGCCGCAGACACTCCCATGACAGCGGCCGGTGACTTGATCATCGGTGGTGCCTCGGGCGTAGCGACACGCTTGCCGAAGGACACCGACGGCATGGTCTTGACGCTGGTCTCGGGACTTCCGACTTGGGTCTGATATCAGTGGTGCGAGCATGTCTTGCACCACGATTCAACTTGGAGTAGAGTCCAAACCATCGCGGTTTGCAGTACCGCGACACCAACAACTGCACTCGCAGGCACGAAGCGACATTCGGCGAAGGGCAATGACTCGGTGTTTCACCGAGCGTGTATCTATCTTCGACTCACCGAATGAAAGGAGAGACTGTCATGTCTCTGACCAACTTTAGCCTGCTCACGAACGAACAGAAGACCATCTGGTCGCTCGACTTGTGGAAACAGGCCCGCAACATGAGCTTCGTCAACAAGTTCCTGGGCAAAGGCCCGAACTCGCTGGTGCAGCACATCACCGAACTGAAGCGTTCGGAAAAGGGCGCGCGCGCCGTTATCACCCTGCTCGCCGATCTGACTGGCGACGGCGTGGCTGGTGACCGCACTCTGGAAGGCAACGAAGAGGCGATGCAGACCTTCGATCAGGTTATCAAGATCGATCAGATCCGTCACGCCAACCGCCACGAAGGCAAGATGGCCGACCAGAAGTCGGTTGTCGAGTTCCGTGGAAACAGCCGCGACGTGCTGGCCTACTGGCTGGCAGACCGCATCGACCAGATGGCCTTCTCGGCCCTCGGCGGTCGCTCGTTTGCCATCAAGCCGAACGGCCAAGCGCGCACCGGTTCCGACCTTCCGTTCTTGGAGTTCGCCGCTGATGTGGCGGCCCCGTCGACCAAGCGGATGCTGCGCTGGGACAACGTCAACAAGACGCTGAAGAGTTCGGCCACGGGTGCCAATGCCACGACGGACATTGTCAACACCGGCGCGGTTGCCACAAGCGACTTCGTGGCGTGGCAGACGTTCGTGCAACTCAAGGCTTACGCCAAGGACCGCTACATCCGTGGCGTGACGGGCGACGGCGGCGAGGAAACGTACCACGCGTTCATGACGCCGCAGTGCATGGCTCGGTTGAAGGCGGACAACGACTACAACCTGAACCTGCGCCACTCGTTCCAAACCGACAAGAACGATCATCTGTTCACCGGTTCGAGCGTGAAGATCGACGGCATCTACCTGCACGAGTTCCGGCATGTCCCGAATGTGTCGCAAGGCATCTCGGGTACGAACATGTACGGCACCGGCCTGGACAAGAACGGCTCGCAGATTCTGTTCTGCGGTGCGCAGGCTCTTGGCATGGCCGACATCGGTGCTCCCGAGTGGAACGAGAAGGGGTTCGACTACGAGAACTCGCAGGGTATTGCCGTCGGCAAGATCCTCGGTCTCTTGAAGCCGAAGTTCGGCACGATCTACGAGTCCAACACTGTCGAAGACTTCGGCGTGCTGTCCTGCTACGTTGCTCAATAAGGAGGCCGCATCATGGCTGTTTTGAAAGCCGCGCGTACTGCGCAAACCGTCCTGTCGGCTGAGTTCTCCTGGACTTATGCCGACACCATGATCGACATCAACGGCGTGTCCACCGGGTTCAGCTCGGCTGCGGCACACACGGTGGAGCCCATCGCTCTGCCGCCCGGTGCTGTCGTCCAAGGCGGCGAACTGGTGGTGACCTCGTCGTTCAACGGATCGACCTACGCGGTCATCGTTGGCGACTCGGCGACCGCCAATCGCTACCTCGGCACGTCGGACTACAAAGCGGCGGGGCGCACCGCTTTGGTCCCGACCGGCTACGTGAGTCTGGGCGAAAACGTTCGTCTGACGATCACGCCGACGGGTACGACGACTGGTGGTGCGGGCACGCTCCGCATTTTCTACACCATCGTTGGCCGGGCCAACGAAGTTCAAGCCACCTGATGAGGGCTTGATCGGAGACGGGGCTTCGGCCCCGTCTTTCCATAACCTGCTGGAGAGCAACGATGAGATTCATGATGCAACGGGACAGGACTATCGCATCGACGTGCGGCCTGTCCATTGGATTCAAGAAAGGCGTGCTGCAACTCGTGCCGCCTGCCATGTACACCGAAGTGCTCGCAGCGGGCGGTGTGCCCGAGAGCGAGATTCCTGACGATGACATGCCTTCGGCGGCAGCGACGCCAGAAGTGCTTGCTGACCGCGAGGCTCAGATGTTCAGAGCCTTCGAAGAAATCGTGATGAAGAACGACCGCGAGTCCTTTACCGCAGGCGGCATGCCACACAACGCGGTGGTTTCTCGGATGGTCGGCTGGTCAGTGATGGCCAAGGAACGCGATGCTGCCTGGATCAAGTTCACGAATGGTAAGGACGAATGACCGATGGATGATGCCGCCACTCCAGTCCCTGTGCAAGTGCAGCACGCCCTGTCGGGTACGGCGCATTGGTCGCTCGGGCTTGCGAAGTTCGGCTTCGGTCCTGTAACGGTCGACGGGATCGGGGGCGATTCTCCGGCGGGTGAGCGCTCCCGTGCGGGGACCATCGACCTCGTTACCCAACCCGCCAACGTGCCGCCCCGTCTAACTCAAGACGGGGCGGTACACCTCCAAGGGCTAGAAGCATGAACTCTACGGAACTGCTCGACATGTTCCGTGTCGAGATGCACGACAGGCAGTCGCCGTACCTATGGAGCGACACCGAAATCTACGGGTTCATCGATGATGCGCAGACTTGGTTCTGCCGTCTGACCGATGGAATCTCCGATGCACGTACACCGGCCGTGACGAAGGTGAACATCATCCCCGGTGTGGACTGGTACGACACCCACCTGAAGATCCGTCAGATCCGCAAGATCACGCGCAGTGATACCGGAATTCCAGTGAAACTCTTCACAGCGGAACAAGCTGACACGCTCGGTTTCACCTTCTCGCCAACGGTGACCGGTGATCTGAAGGCACTCGTGTTCGGGCTTGAAGCTCATACGATGCGGACCATGCCGGTGCCATCTACTCTTCTCGGTCTTGCCACAGTCAGCAGCGGTATCACTGCGATCAACACGGCTGTGATGCCCATTGCCGATACGACTGGCCTCGCCGTAGGCATGGGGCTGACCGCTTCCGGCGTGCCAATCGGCACCACGATTCTGTCGATCATCCTGAACACCAGCATCACGCTCTCGACTAACGTCACTGCTGAAGTGCCGTCCGGAGCGACGTTGGCTTTCGGTTCAGTCATCGAACTGTCGGTCTATCGGTTTCCGCTCAATACGATCACCGACGACGGCGATCAGGTGCTTGAGATCGATCCGCAGCATCACACGGCCCTGCTTCACTGGATGAAGTCGCGGGCTTACGATAAGCAGGACGCGGAAACCTTCGACCGACGCAAGTCGGAAGAGTTCAAAGGCCGCTTCACTGAGTATTGCGCGCGAGCGCAACAAGAGCAGCAGCGGGCACGCCGCGTGCAGGGGAATGTCGCCTACGGCGGCGTCTATATCTCGAACCCAGCCGGTGGGAATGCCTCCGGAGGTTACACTGATCCATACAACCGCAAATAGGAGCCCCAAATGGCTGCAATGTCGAACAAGCTGGAAAATTCCCTCATCGACTGGTTCTTTCGCGCGCAGGCCATTGGCCTGACCGGCGCTACGGCTGCGGCCGGAACCGGCCCCGCCAACCTGTATGTGGCTCTGCTGACCGCAACGCCCGATGACACCAGCACCGGTGCAACGATCACGGAAGTTGCGAACGCCGGCAACTACGCCCGCGTCGGCGTCGTCAGCTCCATGACGGCTTCGGGCTGGGCCGGCACGCAGGCGGCTGCTTCGACGACAGCGTCGAGCGGCACAGGCGGCACGACCTCGAACAACGGTGCGATCACCTTCGGTGCGCCGTCGGCGAACTGGGGCGTCGTCACCCACTTCGCGATCCTGGACTCGGGCACTTGGGGTGCTGGCAACATGCTGTTCTGGGGCGCGCTGACGGCCTCGAAGACGGTCAACAACGGCGACGCGGCCCCGAGCTTCGCCGCTGCCGCGCTCTCGATCCAGATCGACAACTGATCGAACTAGGATCGAACTGAGAACGAACGGCGGGGGCCACAAGCCCCCGCCTACTCAGTCCGCCTAGAACATGGCAATCACCTTCGTCAACAAGGGCACGTTCCAGTCTGGAACGGGTGCCCAGACGGTTCCGCAGCCGGCGAGCGTCGTCGCTGGCGACTTGCTGCTGCTCGTCGCGCACAGCGCGAATGAAGCGGTCGCGGTGTCTACCCCCGCCGGGTGGACTCAGCTCGGGAGCAGCCCGCAGAGCACGGGCACTGCCGCCACGGCTGGCGGTGTGCGCCTGACGGTCTTCTACAAGTTCCATAGCGGGTCAGAGGCGAGCGTCGCCATGACCGACAGCGGCAACACGAACGCCGCTCAGATCCATGCGTTCCGGGGCGTCAACGCGAACGCAGCGAACTTCGTGACTGCGGGGGCAGTGCTGTCCACCGCGAACACGGCGTGGTCCATGCCTGCGGTCACCACTACTGCTGCGGACAGCATGGTGGTGTTCATGGGGGCTAACGACCGCGACGCGGCGTCCACGACCAACCTGACCAGCGTCACCAACGCGAATCTCACGTCGCTGACTCTTCAGCACGACGAGACGGTTATCGCCGGAACCGGCGGCGGTATCGCCGTCATCACCGGCCTCAAGGCTACCGCCGCGACCACGGGGGCCACAACCGCCACAAACGCGGCATCGGTGACCGCCGCGTTCATCACGTTGGCGCTGACGCCGCAAGTGAGCCACGCGCTGGCGGGTTCGACAGCGTGCCAGGTTTCCGCGTCGGCTCCGGGTTTTGCCGGCGCAGCGTTTGCCGGCACTGCTGCATGTGCCGCTTCAAAGATCGCCGCCAACCTGACAGTGGGGGTGAA